ACACGAGGATGTGGCCGTTCTTCTGGAGGCCGTCGATGCCGTGACCCATGCTGGCCGGGTGGCCGATCATCAGTTGGCAGTCGCCAGTCTTCCACCGGTGCATCGCGTTTGTCAGGGACGCCTCGCTCTTGCACTCGGTCAGGTTGATCGGGCGCAGCGCCTTGAACCGCTCCATGATCCGCTCGGCGTCAGACCGGTAGGCATAGGCGCACAGGATCGGTGAGCCTTGGGCCTCGTCGATGATGTCCTCCAGCGCGTCCAGCTTCATGTCATGCACTGGCTCCCACAGCGGCATCCCGGCAATCGGGTACATGGCACCGTTGGAGAACTGCAAGCACTTGTTGGTCAGCGCCGCTTGGTTGAACGCCTCGACCTCCTTGCCACTGTCGAGCACGAGGAAGAATTCCTTTTCCAGCCGGTCGTACTTGGCCCGCAGATCGTCGGGCATCTCGATCTCCACGTTGTTCACAATCAGATCGGGCAGCGGGTTGTAGTCCTCGGCCGACATCTCTAGCGTGATGTCACCGATCAGCTTTTTGATGGTGTCCTCGGTGTCCTCATACGGCACCTCTTTGTACGGCCCCACCTTGCGATAGAACCGGGTACGGAACGCCGTCTTGCTGGTGCCCAGACGCTCACCCCGGTCCACCACGAGAAACTGGCCGTGCAGGTCTTTGTAGCCGTTGCTGGCCGGGGTGCCGGTGAGGCCCGTGGTCCAGTCGAACTTGTCCGCGATCTTGCGAAACGCCTTGACCCGGTTCGTGCTGGAGTTCTTCATCTTGCTGATCTCGTCCCAGATGATCCCGTTGAACGGCATCGGGCGATCCTTCTTGACGAAGTAGGTCTGGAGAGTCTCGGCCAGCCAGCCGAGGTTCTCGTAGTTGATCATGTACACGTCAGCAGGGCGCAGGAGAGCGCGGGTGCGCTGGTCCTTGGTGCCCGCCACCATGCTGAACCGCAGGTGCTTGGTGTGCTCCCACTTCGCAGCCTCCTGACGCCACACCAGCCGGATGACGCGGATCGGGGCCACGATGATCACACCGCGCAGGAAGCCGGTGTTGATCAGGTGCGCGAGGCTAGTCAGCGTGATGACAGTCTTACCCAATCCCATCGAAACCCAAAGCATTGAGTTTGGGTGACTGCATTGATGATTGACTGCCTTCTTTTGATAGTCGTGAAGCATATCGGGCGTCATCATTTTCATGGTGCCACCTTGTTCAAGTACGCAAAATCACCAAAGTGTTCTTTTGCCGCAATGTTGTAAACACGGGCCGCTGCTTCAGGTGTACTGAATCTTCCCAGATACGTCTGCCTGCCGTTGATCTTGATTTGAGCGTGATAAAAACCTGATCGCTTGTTCAATGAAACACCTTTGTATCCGCTTCGATTGGATGACAACAACCCAATGTTTCCCTTGTTCTGCTGACTCGTGCAGGCTCTAAGATTTTCAATACGGTTGTCTGTCTTAATGCCATTGATGTGGTCAATTTCAGAAGGAATGAACCCGTGATGCATTGCGAATACAACTTGATGAGCACCGTACATCTTTTTGTCGATTTGCAAGTTGACGTGACCTCTTGCATTTACCGACCCAGCAATTGAGCCTGCCGGTGCAGTCGCAGACTTGGTAATGCGCCAAATCAGATTGCCTGTTTCCGGGTCATACTGAAACAATGTTTTAAGCAGGTCAGGTGTCAGCATCCCATCACCATCATGTCCACCATTGCCTTACCGTCCTCCACGTTGTCCACCACAAACACTGACACCTTGTGCTGGCGCAGCCTGTGGTGCTCACGTTCCTGCGCTGGCGTGGGCTTTTGCCCCTCGCGCTTGAACTCGATGAAGAACACTCGACCCTTGCAGATGAACAGACGGTCAGGCACAGCAGCCCGGGCGGGGCTGGTGAACTTGTAGACCATCATCCCCTTGGTCTTGGCGTAGTCGCAGACCTTGGCTTCAATCTGTTTTTCCAGCATTGCACTCTCCGTCCAGTTTGCGGTTCTCCAACTCGATCAGCAACTCGATGTAGTGCTTTGCCTTTTCCAGATCAGCGATGCCGTTCTTTTTGCGCCAGCGGCTGATGTACTTGATCACGTTGCCCTCAAAGTACCCCAGCGCGTTGGCATGGATGTACTCAACGGGTTGAATCGGCAGGTCTTTGTAATGGTTACCGGCCACTTGTTTGCTCAGTGCTGTCATTCTGTTCCACTCCTCAAGTTCTTCAATGGTTACCTCAGTTGTCATGCCAAGCCCAGACATAGCTTCTCCACTTCTCTGACGTAGTAATCAAAATCCACCGGCAGCTTCCCGGCGTCCTTGATGTCGTTGCAAGGCTGGACACCCCAGCCCGACTCGACACCGATCTTGCGCCACTCGGTCTTGCCCTTGAGCGGCGGCATCCACTTGAACAGACGGCCACCGCCTTCAGCGATGTAGTAGCGCGTGATGTTTTGCAACTGTTGGGGCTGCTGACCATCCCACTCGATTGCCAGATAGCTGGAGCGCGGCACCTTGGTGCGCAGCATGAAGTCCATGATGTCAGGCCACTGCTGCACGGTCTGCCGAATCGGCGCACCCTCGACCAGCACCTTCTCGGCCACCTTGGGAATCACGAGGCCACCGGCGTTCTGGTGCCAGCCAGCCTTCCACTCGTAGGCACCCTTGCGCTTGGTGCTGCCATCCTCGAACACGCCGATGTAGTTGTTGACATCGCGGATCATCATGGCCTTGTAGATGGCTTCCTCAAGGTTCAAGCCAGTGCGGTCCTGCCACGCCATGCGGGCCAGATCGACCAGCACCTTGTGGGTGCGCGGCACCCGCACAGTCAGGCCGTCCGTGTTCACTTGGATCAGGCGCAGCCCGGGGATCGTCATCAGCCCTTCGGCCAGCAGGCACAGCAGCAGTTGCCCGTTGAGCGTGATGCTCATGGTGAACAGCGGGTCATAGAACACGCTGAACTGGTTGTTGCTGTCGCCGTAGACGCCGTTGAGCGCCAGCTTCAGCATGGCCGATTCTGCGGACTTTTTGGGGTACTGCTTGCGCTGCTCGAACAGGTGCTTGTAGATGGCAACGAAGTCTTTGCCGAGGTGGGCCGGGTGGAACCCATTCGTGATTGCCAAGTTCGGATAGTACGAAGTGACATCGAGGTCCACGATGACGTGTTCAGAATCCGACTCGATGATTTCCGACTCGACGGAGCCGTGGATGCCGCCAAGGCCGAAGACAAAAGTGAATCCATTGATGGTTGCGGTGAGGTCCGTGAAGACCCCTTTGGTTTCTGTGATGGACTGCTGCTTGAGCCAGCCCAGCACACGGTTGAACTCGGGCTGCTGGAACTGAATCCACGGCAGGATGGCGTCCTTGAGGTGGATCACCGGGCGCTTGGTCTGCCGGGGTGTGCGGCCCTTGTCGCCGTAGTCGTAGCAGGCGACACCGGCTTCCTCCAGCTTCATGACGAAGTAGTCCTTGCCGATCTTGGTGTCATTGTGGTTCATGAAGTCCCGGGCGTACTTGCGCGTCAGTTCCTCACGGAAGTGCAGCATGTCAAGGCTCTTGTGATAGAACGCCTTGGTCTGCGCCACATCGTGCTGGTTGTACTTCTTGAGCCCTTCGATTTGCTCACGGGTCAGCGTGGTGCCCACCTTGAACGGCAAGTCTTCGATGCTGTCGGAACGCATGTTGAACTCCAGCACCTTGAGGCTGGTGGCCCGGGCCTTGTTGTCGAAGTGGTGAATCTTGAACAAGTCGATCTGGGTGACGAACTGATCGGACGGCTTGACGAGGTGCATCCATTTGCTGCCGTCTTCATCCTGCGACCCGATGATCGCCATCGCCTTTTGATACAGCGTGGCGGCGTCAGCCTTACCCATGCGGATCAGGGTGTGCAGCACCGGGTAGTCGAACCCAAGATTGTTGAAGCCCACCATGCGGGCGTTGGTTTCCTTCAGGAACTGAAGGAACGCGATGATCTCGCGGGAGTCGTTGCGCCAGTCGCTGATCTCAAACATGAGTCTGATTGGCGCATCAACGTGCTCAAACGCAGCGGTAAACACGTTGGGAAATGTTTCCAAGTCAAAAACCCAGTCGTTAGACATACTTCTTCTCCGACCAGCAATTTGGTTTCGGAGGGTATGTGTATCCACCGTCAGTGCGACCTTCGCACCATGCTTTGATTCGATTGATGGTGACGCCGACTGCCACAGCAGCTTCGCTCAAGCTGGCGTAACGTGTGCCGTTGACAAACCACCACTTCGAGATGCGCGTGTTCTGCATCTGCGGTTTCTTTTCAACCCAGTGACAGTTTTCCTTGCAGTACCCCTTGGTATTGTCGATACGGTCGATCTGGTGCATCGCACTCGGACGTAGCCCCATGTCATTGACAAACTGAACTGGGTCATCCCATTGGGGGCAAATGGTGATGTGCTCGTAGTAATCAGCGTCACCCCTTTTCGGGTTGTTGCAACGCTGGCGCATGTTGATCCATGCCTTGTATTCAGGCGTGTACCGAAGCCCGTGTTTTGTTGGCATTACCGTTACTCCTTACAAGGTGGGGCCGCTGGTCCGGTCCTCCGGGAACCCCCAGAGGCAGCGACCCCGATTCGATTACTGCTGACCCATCATGAAGGGCGGCAGGCCAGCGGGAGCACCGGGGAACGGTGCAGCAGGCATCGCAGCGGCCGGAGCAGCGAACCCGGGCACACCAGCAGGCGCAAAGCCCGAGGCAGCAGCGGGAGCACCAGCCACAGCGCCGAACAGGTTCGATGCGTCCACGGCACCCTCACCGAACGGGGTGTCATCGCCAGCGAACTGCACGGCAATCAGGTCGCAGCGGATGCCATGGCCGTGTTTGTTCTCTTGCAGCCACGGCTTGACGGCAGCATTGACACGGCAACCACCGTACATCTTGCGGGCAAGCTGCTGGTAGGCCATCGTGTTGGTGGGGTCGATGGGAGAGCCATCGGCTTGGATCATCTGCGGCTGCGAGTCGCGGCCAGCGGTGATGAACACATGACCGGCGTAGCCATCGTAGGGCTGGAAGGTCTTCTTGTTGATCTTCTCCTCACCACGGCCAAAGCAGCGCAGCTTGCGATCATTCTGGATCATGCCCATGACGGTCTGGGCGTGTTCCTTCCACTTCTCCAGTGCCATCGCACCGTACTTCTGCATGAACTGCTGGAACCCAGCATGATCGAGCGGCATGATGAACTCGCAGTTGTACGAGATGCGCTCTTTGCCGGTCTGCTCGTTGACCTGCTTCTGAGGTTCGGCGAGGTGGGGGAAGGACAGACGGACGTTCGACAGGAAAATGATTTCAGACATGACGATTACCTTTCAGTGATTACGAGAGCCACGAGGGCAGGGATTCGGCAGCGGGTGCTGCCTCGACTGCGCTGAACATCGGCGCAGCATTGGTGATGACAGCGGGGCGGCTGTCAGATTCGGGGGCCACGGTCAGCTTGCCAGCCAGCTTGGTGACGTACTCCTGCTCCATCCGCTTGAGTTGGCGGTCGGTCAGGGACACCTTGGTGCCGTCACGCTTCTCCCACGTCAGCTTCTCAGCCTTGGCGGGGGTCACGAGTTTGGTTTCGTAGATCGCGGTCTTGGGGATGCCCATCTTTTGCAGCTTCTCGGCCATCTCCTCCTCGGGCAGCACCCAAGCACGGGAGCCACGACCGTGGACCAGCTTTAGGCCGGGGATCGGAGTGCCTGCCTCCAGACGGCGCAGGGCTTC